TGGCGCGGGGTCGAGGCCCAGCCTCCTCCGCGCCATTTTTGAACCTAAGGGGATTAGAATGTCTGATGCAATGAACTCTGGAACTGGGTTTTGGGAAACATTGGTAGCGGGATTTGTTGGCGGCGGGAGCATGTTGACGTTGTTGCAATGGGTATTTGGGGCGGGGACATTGAAGCAGCAACTTAGGGATTTAGCAGCGAGGTTGGAGGAACAGGTGGGTGTTGCGGAGAAGGCTATTAAGGAATCGCAGGATGATCGTCGGGAGTTGTGGGCGAAGGTTAATACGGCGCTGACCAAAGATGATTTGCAGGGGATCAATGAAACGCTGAATAGGATTCAAATGCGAATTGATTATTTGATTAGCGGGCGGTTTCCACCTGTGCCGTAGGGTTATTGAACTACTGATAGGCTGGGCTTGGTGTCTGGCTGTGGCTGCGAATGGGTGGCGCTGTAATAGCGATGGCCGGACTTTTTATCGGTGTGGTGGAGTTTGATCTGGCCGGTCTTTTCCATGATGTCAATGACACGTAGGATGCTGGTGATAGGAATTCGCTCGCGGGCGAAGTTGACGATGCGGAGTTCGGAGACACCGGTACCGAGGTCATTCACCAGCACAAAATGATGTATCTCGTCCATTGCGGCCGAGTCGGCATTGGTAGCTCCGGCCTTGAAGATGTCCTCCATGTGCACCTCAGCCTCGGTGAGCCAGGAGATGGCTTGGAGGAAGTCGCGCTCTTCGAGGAACAGAGAGTTGTCGCGGTTGATGCTGGCGATCATTGAGAGTTTGTAGACATGGACTCGGCGGCGGGTGATGTAGTGGACTAGCTTCGGGTGATTGGGAGTTGGTGGTTCCCCCAATACCCGCCAACCATTCACGGCATCTTTATATCCCTGCGAAACGGTGAACTGGCCGTAGAGGCCGTTGATGATCTTGAGGTCATGGACAAGGTCATCGGTTCGGTTAGGACCAAAATCTGCAAAGTCGTCCACGATAAGCCGTTCATCTGAAAACACCATAATAATACGTGAGGTGAATCCTTGGCCCCAGGCCTTATCAGGCATAAAGCCTGTAAGATTTTGTGGAGTGGACCCTGCCAGGATGTTGAGCTGAGGAGAATTGATTTGAATGTTGATTTCATTGGTGCGGCGGGTTTGCTTGTAGGGCGTTGGATCATAGAAGTGTGATAGGCCATCAATCATCTCCGATTCGTATTTGTGCATGAAGGCGCCAAGTTCGTCGGCCGTGATGTACATGGAGTTGTAGCAGAGTTCGCCCTCGGGGACGCGGACGATGGAGCGCTTGGACTGAGCGAGGGCATCAACGAGGCTGGCAAAGGTCATGGAGACTGGGCTGAGATAAAGCTCCTCCAGCTTGCTGGCTAGGTGCCGACCCTCGCTAATGATCCGGGTCTTACCAACACCCGGATGCGCAATGAGGAACACATACATATTGGGATGTAACGGTCTGCTGGTCTTAACCCAGACCTTTTGCTCCAACACGGCCCCGAGCAAACTAATCGCGGTCCACTTACGAAAGATCGTTGGCACCCCCAAGTTGGCGGTTGAGTCAATGAATGTCGCTACGAAGTCTTCGAGGCGGCGTTTGCCCCCGGAGCCGTTGGTGGGCAAGGGTTAGTCCTTATCGTTGATCAGGGCTCTGAGCTTGACAATCTCTGAGGCTGTTAATGGACCTGGGTTAGGGCCCTTAGACATGTAGTAATTATGCCCGGCGCCGCCACCGCCGACGTAGCCACCACTCTTTAGTTGTGCGCAGATACGTTCAAATTCTTTCACACATTTATCTTTATCGAGATAGGTTAAGTCCACAACAATTCGCCAACCTTCGGTCATCATCTTACTCCAGCAATTCGTTTCTGCACAATACTATCCAACAACCCTCTCAGTGGTTGTCGTTTGCGGGGGTCACTACCTGTCCAAGATCGTAGTCCATCCGGGTTAGCATCCCGTGTACATTCCTTGCCTGATTCATGGCAGACTCCATTGGTCCTGTTGCCGCAACAATAGTGACCCTTATTCCATCCTGTCTCAACGTCGTAAGGAATTGTGAGTGTTCTACCGCCAGATAACTGTACGGGAACCACAAGCTCGCGTAGCAAGATGGGTATGAGGCGTTCTTCATCTTCTTCCCTATACATGAACGTGATGGCATCGTGGTCTGTCATTACGATCAATGCAGTGCGTTCCCTCCATATATTCAACATCGCTCTGTTAACGATGTCAGCGAGGGAGCATTGAGGGTCATAGGCAATCGCTTCCCGCAATGTGGCAGGATTACTTCGACGTCCAAAAAACCAGCGTTTTCGGCCAGTGAGTGAGATAAGGTGTCCCAGCTTGCGGAGTCGAGCGTCAACGTCAGCTTGCCATTGGCGATGCGCAGGGAAGGCAGCGAAGTATTTGCGCTGGAACTCGGCGACGATTGGTTCGTCGAGGTTGGCTTGCTCGGCGAGGTTTGCGGGCTGGCCATTGTAGTTCGATCCGTGGCCAAGCTTTTTACACATGAAGCGATAGCTGTGATTGCGGTAAAAAGGTTGCTCAGCAATAGCTTTATCTGAGCGTAAGTCGTTTGTCCATCCCAACCCTGGCCAAACAATCCGTGCAACTGCTGTGTGCACGTCTCCAGACTCGACTGCATCAAGGTAACGGCCGTCGCTAAATCGGTTCCACTCGACGGCTCCGACACAGTAGGATTCCCCGGACTTGGCGTCGCACTTGGCGAATTTAAAACCTGGGTCGGCGATGAAAATACTTCGCAAAGACTCTTCAATGTTTTGTAGATTACCTCCCGTTCCGAACTCGCTAAGTGAAGAACTGAAGCGGCCTGTACTTGTGCCAGCAATGTTATAAGACGTTCGAATTCTGCCGTCCGGATCGTTGGCTGTGCGTAGGACACTGATTTTATCTCCCAGTTCTGATAGTGTGTTGATGTGTTTGACGATTTGAGTCGCTATAGGGTGCCGACCTAGCTTCTCGCGGGCTTTAATGTCTGTGGTGGGCTTGCCGGCGCGGGTGATGGGTTTGAGGCCCAACACACGGTAGAAGAGGTTCTGCAGGTCTACATTGCTGCGCCAGTTGAAGGTAGCGAGGCCACAGCCATCGAGGACTATTTTGTTAAGGTTATGCTCCAGCACCTCGCTTTGTTCGAAGAGTTGGTCAATGACCTCCATACGGCGGGCTTGGTCCACCAAGACACCGCGAATTCGCATCTCGAGGGTGGGGCCTTGAAGGGCCTTGGAGAAGGCATAGGTGGCGGAGGTGTGTTCGTCGAGTTGTGGGCTGATGGAGTTGAACACGTCTTGGGTTACGAGACAGTCGAGACCATTGTAGGTTTGATACATCTCCCATTCGGAGAGGGAGTCTAGGTCGTCTTCATGGGTCTTAATGATTTTCATTGTAGTCCCATATAATGCAGGTAATTCCTAATGATGTCGCGCCGCCCAATATCATTCCAGCTATAAATCCAGGGCCTTTAAGTAATACAAGCCCCTCAACAATAAAATCTATGACGAGGGCAAATAATAATATAAGTATTCCTATATCAAATGTTGCAGTTGGTTTGCTCATTCTAGTCATCCCTCTTAATTGTCTTGCTATGCTTCGCCATGCCCTTCCAGCTGCGTTCGTCACTGTAGATGCTGCCGAGGAAGCCTAGGTTCTTGAGCATCTCGGGTTGCAAGGCGTGGTTGAGGAGCATGGTGTCTTCGAAGGCGCCGTAGACTTTGATGTGCATCGAGCGCCATAGGAAGGCTATGTCATACGCGCCGTTTTGGAACAACTTGGCAATCCCACAGTCTTCCAATATGCATCTAATAATCTTCCACACGCGAAGTTCGTCTTCATGAGAAGGCCAATAGCTTCGAGTCGCTGAGCGGGCGTCATCGAACGGAATGACCAAAGCAATTCGATTGTCAGGTGCGAATCCAATACATGTAATACGGTCGCCAGCTGTTTCAATGTCTGTAGAAAGGAGGCCGCATCCTTTGATGTGCCGGTCGTAGAATCGCTCGATGTCTTCAATCGTCGGCTCAATCCAGATTTCACGTTCCGGTCTCCGTATGTCGGGGTAGGCTGACTCACGCTTGGCCTTCATTAGGTCGGCGATGACGACTGGTCTGTAGTCATAGTTCTGTAATACAGCAGATGGATGGAAGGTTGGAAGTAGTTTGAAGTCAGCTACTGTATGAGTCGATAACAAAGTTGTTCCGCGAATTGTGCTGATAGCTGTGCGCCCCGCCATAGCCCATAGAGCATAGTTACCTAAACACACAATCACATTTGGGTTCTTGTCGATCAGTTCGTTACCAAGGCGCTCAAGTTCATACGCAAACTCCTTGCGTACATAAGGTCCAGCAGGACGAATCTTCTTGATATCAATTCGCGCCGCTGGATAACCCGGCAGCGCATCAGACTTGGCACCAAGAAACCAGTTAACGCTATTACCTGGAGGATGCTGGTTGAACACATTCGTTCTATAGACCTCTGGGTGGTTATCCCAGAGGGACATGATATGGCGATTGTCGTTGGTGAGGTAGTATTTATGGATCAGATCGCGGTCGACGGGGCTGAGGTGGATCATCTCGGCCTCGGACATCATACGCAACAACTCAATGCCCGAGGCTCCGATGAGGGTGCTGCTGTGGCGGGCTTCGGCCTCGCCACGAGCTTCGGCCAGCAAGACGATGTTTGTCACGGCTCGGACTTCACCCGATAATTCGGATCAAGCCCCAAATTGGCGAAGTTAATAATCCCAAACCAATGCTTGGGGTGGCCGGGGTGGCCAGCGAGGATGCGGCCCATGCGGGAGCAGATCATGTCGAGGGCCTCGCGTTGCCAACATTCGAGGCTGTCCCAAGTGGGTTCGCCGTGGAGCATGGCCTTCAAGTTCTGTGCGATTCGGGCGTTGTCGGTGAAGTTGCCGTGGGCGGCGGAGAGGCGCAGGGGCGGAGCGTCGGGGGTTTTGTTGATGATGGTGATAGCTTCGACGAGTTTGGACATGGAGTCGTTGACTGTGGAATCATTCATGGAGTT